CCAAGAGAAGCAATGGCTGAACACTGTACAGAAGATGGACAGTAAGATTAAGATTGAAGGCTTTAATGGTACACGTTTACCTGATACTCCAGAAGGGAAAGCATTACAGAGAATGCGTGAACAGATTAATACATGGAACAGAGTACCAACTAGACAGGAGAGTATGTTTGAAGGCATGGCACAGAAGTATCATGACTGGGCATTGAATGGTTCCCGTGGCATGGGCTTGGATAAGAGCAGTATCAAGCACGCACTGTGGCTGAAACATGCAGACCCTATTGCTGCTGTACTGACAGCTAACATGCACCTTATGCTAGGTTCTATGAACCCTGCACAGATATACGTACAAGCATCAGCTGCAGTAGTGGGCTTATCCTTGTCTAAGATTAAGGATATACCGGGTATCATAGCAACTACAGCACGCTTCACTATGCTGGATAATATAAAGGAAGGCAGTACACTTGATAAAGTACTTAAATCTCTGATAAGGGACGAACAAGCAACTCCTCAAGAGGCAGAGATATACATGGCATGGAGAAGGTCTGGTCTGTATGAATCTGTACGTAGTAATGCTGACATGAATTATATGTCTAGCACAGGAGTAGGCATAACTAATGATGTAATGCGTGATGGCAGTAATGCTAGTTTAATGTTCTATCGTATGGGAGAATTAACTAATAGACGATTGAGCTTTGTATCTGCGTTCACTAGATGGAGAGCTGATAATCAAACAGCTAAGTTAGTACTTAAGGATGATAAGACAGGGCTAGTGAGATTTAGTAATGATGATGCTCTCACTGAAATTATACAAGAAGCTAACATGACTATGCTGGAGCTGAATGCAGCTAACAAGGCATGGTGGCAGGGTGGTGCAGGGAAGGCTGCTTCACAGCGTGTGTTCTCTATGACTGGTCAATTCCAACAGGTACTGGCTAAGACTATGGAGCTATCGCTTAAAGGACCTGAACGTGGAGGCTTCACTGCTGCACAGAAGAAACGTATAGCTGCTGGACAGGTGTTAATGTTCGGTGCTGCAGGCGTACCCTTAGTATCCATCGTAGCACCAGCTATGTTTGAATGGTTAGGTGTAGAGCCTGATGAATCTACTGCCAATGCAGTGAATCAAGGCGTAACAGGCACAGTAGTTAAAGAGATATTCGGAGCTGATATAGACATAGCTAATAGAGCTGCATTGTTCTCCAGTACATTTGAGACTATGCGCGACATCATGATGAGCAAGGACCCTATGTGGTCCAAACTACTAGCTGTGACAGGTACTACAGGACAGCGTGTAGGTGATGTGGCACAAGAAATTAACATGGTAGCACAGTCCCAAGCATTCGCTACACTAGCTGAGCTAGAGCCATTGCTGATGCATAACAGGGCAGGTGAGACTAATATGAGTGAGCCTACTATGCTGGAAACATTTGCAGACATGGCTACATTAATGCTAGGTATTACATCTTCAGGACGTAACACATTAAAAGCATTGATGATGCACAACTCAGGCAAGATACTTGACCGTAGAGGCAGAGTAACCATAGAACGTGAAGATGGATTCACATTTGCTGATAAGATGGGTGTAGCATTAGGCTTTCAATTAACAGCAGAGTCCCGTGTACGTATGGTACAGCAGAGTAATAGAGAAGTGGATGAGATGGTTAATGATGCAGCAGCTGTAATCGTTAAAGCATACCACAGGTATGTGTTCACTCACAATATGGACCCTAAGTATGCACAGTCCGTACATAATGTACAGCAATTAGTGCATGAGTCATTAGATAATGAGTATCTTATAGACAAGGTAAATGATATAGTTGCTCGTAAAGTATTCTCTGACCCTCAATCTCTTGAGGATAGAGAGCTTAAGAAGTTCTACGAGAGAACAGCTGCAAACAAGTTAACAGAAGGTGTCATGTTAGACACTACATTAGGACTTAACCCTAGCAACGTGTTTAACCAACAAGCTATCGTACAACCGTTCACGGCTACGTTAGATGAGGAGAGCAAGTAATGGCACAATCACCGTTCCAAACATCAGGCAATGTGTCTGATATAGCCACGGTACAATTGAAGGGAGGCTTTACTCCTGACACAGGGATAGCATCTGCAGTAGTGGATGCTGCTAACCTGATAGTACCTATAATACAGAAGAATCACACAGAGAGCCTGACTAACGATGTTACAGGCAAGGCTAAGGCAGTGAGCCTAGCCCTAAAAGCTACACGTTTCCCCTCAATACAGGAGAGTGTGTTCAGTGAAGAAGCATTAGCTAATCCTAATGTCAAGATGGCCCTAGAAGAGTTCACCTTAATACAGGATGCAGCTAAGCAGGGGAGATTACCTTCCAACTTTGCTCTTGAACGTCTTGAGCTGATACAGAATAACGCTATCCGTAATGCTCCTGAGTTTGAGGATGAGATACGTGGTGCTATGACTGATGCTACAGGGCAGGACCCACAGAAGGCACTGTTTGGTAGACTACTTAGTGAAACTACTAACAAGTCAGCAGAGCAGAAAGCATTTGAACAGCTGGATGTAGAGGCTATTAAGCTTGGTATCACCCGTGACCAATTGATAGGTATCAATCAAGCAGCAGCACTGAATAAGATTGAACAAGATAAGTTTGACCTAGCTGCTAAGCAGGGTACGTACACTATCAACACAGTAGGTAGTGAAGTAGTTAATAGAGGAGCTGCATTAGTTACAGATGTGATGGCAGACGTACAGCGCCTAGCTACCTCAGGACAGACTATAGGGGTGAATGAGAAGCAGCAATTAGTAGCTAAAGTTAATGCTGCATTTGGTGCAGCTACATCAGCTATGTTAGCTAAGACAGCAGGACTTAACGTGTCAGGCACTGCTATCAACGCAGAGCTTGCTCCATTAAATGCTCTGAGAGATAACACAATCAAGATGATTGAAGATGATACGTTGCAGACTGTACTCAGTCAGCATAACAACACAATTATTGCTTCTACACAGAATAGCTTACTTAATAACCCGGACTATGTGGCAGCTTATGCCATTGGTGGTAGCCGTGGCTTCTTAGAGATGGTTAAGTTTATAGAGAAGTCAGGAGGCAATGCACAAGGTAAGGCCCTAGTAGCTAAGCTTAGTGGAAATGCTAAGATTGCATTTGATTTACAGAATTTACCTAAGCAGTACTCTTTGATTGGTAGCCCTGCTCCATTAGAGACAGTTAAGGATAAGCAGAACAGAATACTAGCTGCAGGTGTAGCACTGGGAACATCAGAGATTGATGAGAACTTCCAGATAGCAGCCCTTGAGGACATTAAGAAGTATGGTGGTGAAGAGTTAGCATGGAGTAGCTTTGGTAGCAACAAAGTATTAACTGCTACAGCTAAGAGCAACAAGCTTAAGGCTGCATTTATTAACATGCAAGTGACAACTACAGCTGGCCTAAGCCAAGAGCTATTGGAAGTGGCTAGTAATCCTGCAGTACAGATGGAACGTCTAGTGATGAACAATACAGGTAACTTAACAGTAACTCCACGTCCTGCAGAGGAGCGCATAGGACTAGCAAGAGAGGCATTATCTGCTGACACTAGTATGGTTACATTCGCTAAGAGATTTAACAGAGCTAATGGCATATCAGCTAAGTACAATGGCGCTGGTATACTCCCATCTGCACGCTATCAAGGTAGTGAGGCTTATTGGGCCACTATAAGCACAGCTGCAAGAGAAATGGTACAGCCTAAGGAGAACACAGGTGTCAAGACTATTAAGTATATTCGTGATGCTGATGGTAACATTGTGCTCGACACTGGGGGAGAATAGTATGCCTATTGTAGAGTTTGAAGGGCAACAGTATGACTTCCCGGAAGATGCTAGCCAAGAGGAAATTGTAGAAACTTTAAACACAGCTCCCACTGGTGTCAGTGCAGCTGATTATGGAGCCTTACTAAACAAACCTAGTGCAGATACTCCGCTACTACCCAAGGATGGTAGGACTGCCAAGGATATTAAGGAGAATGCACAGAGAGAAGGGCGAGAGCGAGAGCTTAGTTATGCCCTGAGCACTCCTCAGGCAGTGGTTAGAGAGTGGGATAGTATTAAGAGGGACGAAGGGGTTAGGAAGGATAAAGAAGGCTCTCACGTGGCATACAAGGACTCTCTTGGATTTGCAACAGGAGGAGTAGGTCATCTATTATCCAAGGAAGAGAAGAAACAATACCCTAAAGGGACAGTCATTCCTGATAATGTAGCACGTTCATGGTTTAGAGAGGACATGGCAACAGCCGATAGTGATTTAAACTTCATACTAGAAAACATGAAGGTGAGAGTACCAGATGATGTGTACGATATACTGCTTAACATGAGCTTTAATCTAGGCAGGTCTAAGCTGCTAGGATTTGATAAGATGTGGGTAGCTATTGAGTTAGGTGATTGGGAAACAGCCAGTGCAGAGATGCTAGATTCTAAATGGGCTAAGCAAGTCAAGGGTAGAGCTGTAAGATTATCTGATAGGATGGCAGCTATCCCCTCTAACAAGCAAGAAGCTACTGAGGTAGCGGATAGTAACTTAACTCCCTCTAAGGGAGGGCTATTTGAGGATGAGAATGGTACGCTGTTTATGGTAGATGCAGAAGGTAACAAGAAGGAAGTCTAACATGATTTATTCTGAACTTGGAGGCATGTAGCATGGCACTTAAAAGAGTAACAGATGGACGTGCTATTATCCTCAAGCAAACTATACAGGGAGAGAAGGGGGAGACAGGCCCCCAAGGTATCCCCGGTATCACCACTACAGTAGAGAAGGTGGTACATACACAAGAGCCGGGTACTCCCGGTGATAAGGGCATAGATGGCAGCTCTCCTGAACATGAAGTACGCAATGGAGAGATAAGATTCAAGCAGCCTGATGGCACATGGGGCAAGTGGATAGAAGTACAGCCTTCCAGTAGCGGAGGGGGTGGCCCTGAGGCTATCAAGTATATCCCTGTACAAGTAGCAGCATTTAAAATGATTAGACGTTCCTTAATAGTAGGAACTAATATCTTTGGTGTTAACTTTGCAGGAGCAGTAGAGATTATATTGCCTAGTGGCATAGATAAGAATATAATTATCGTTATCAAAGATGAAAGTAACGATGCAAGTACAAATAACATAACAGTAACAACGGAGAATTCCTAATGGCTAGTTCATTATATGGTAAAGGCAGAGAAGCTTTTGCAAACGGTGACATTGATTGGGTGAATGATGACATTCGTGCAATCTTAATAGACGAAGCTGACTACGCAGTCAGTATAGATGTTGATGATTTCTTAGATGATATTGCAGCAGGAGCAAGAGTAGCTGTATCAGCTGCTTCGTTAGCTAGTAAGACTAACGCATTAGGTGTATTAGATGCTAGTGACTTAACCTTCAGCTCTGTTACAGGTGA